TCGACATCAGCATCGGTCAGTCCGTCAGAATCCACGTCGGCATCAGTCAGTCCATCGAGTTCGACATCAGCATCGGTCAGTCCGTCAGAATCCACGTCGGCATCAGTCAGTCCATCGAGTTCGACATCAGCATCCGTAAGCCCGTCAAGCTCCGTAAGCCCGTCAAGCTCTGCGTCACCGTCAGTGAGCCCGTCGAGTTCCGTATCAGCATCGGTCAGCCCGTCAACGTCGGTGAGCCCGTCAAGCTCTGCGTCACCGTCAGTCAGCCCATCGAGTTCAACGTCGGCGTCAGTCTCACCATCAGCATCAGTGAGTCCGTCAACGTCGGTGAGCCCGTCAAGCTCCGAGTCACCGTCAGTCAGCCCATCGAGTTCAACATCAGCGTCTGTCTCACCATCAACATCAGTGAGTCCGTCAACGTCGGTGAGCCCGTCGAGTTCCACATCGGCGTCAGTGAGCCCGTCCAGTTCAACGTCGGCGTCTGTCTCACCATCAACATCAGTGAGTCCGTCAACGTCGGTGAGCCCGTCAAGCTCTGCGTCACCGTCAGTCAGCCCATCGAGTTCAACGTCGGCGTCTGTCTCACCATCAACATCAGTGAGTCCGTCAACGTCGGTGAGCCCGTCGAGTTCCACATCGGCGTCAGTGAGCCCGTCCAGTTCAACGTCGGCGTCTGTCTCACCATCAGCATCAGTGAGTCCGTCGGCGTCAGTCAGTCCGTCGACCTCTGTCAGTCCGTCAACCTCTGTCAGCCCGTCAAGTTCGTTTAGCCCGTCGAGTTCCGTATCGGCGTCTGTCTCACCATCAGCATCAGTGAGTCCGTCGGCGTCAGTCAGTCCGTCGACCTCTGTCAGTCCGTCAAGTTCATTCAGCCCATCGAGTTCAGTCAGCCCGTCAAGCTCCGTGAGCCCGTCGAGTTCACTGAGTCCGTCAAGCTCATTCAGCCCGTCAAGCTCATTCAGCCCGTCGAGTTCCGTATCAGCATCGGTGAGCCCATCGACTTCCGTGAGCCCGTCGAGTTCCGCGTCGCCGTCAGTCAGCCCGTCGAGTTCCGTATCGGCCTCTGTCTCGCCATCAACATCGGTGAGCCCGTCAGCATCGCTCAGCCCGTCGAGTTCGGTGAGCCCATCGACTTCCGTGAGCCCATCGACTTCCGTGAGCCCGTCGGCGTCAGTTAGTCCGTCGAGTTCCCTCAGTCCGTCAAGTTCTGCTTCAGCGTCAGTCAGTCCGTCGAGTTCCGCGTCGGCCTCTGTCTCGCCATCAACATCGGTGAGCCCGTCAAGCTCCGCGTCGGCATCTGTGAGTCCGTCAGCGTCAGTCAGTCCGTCGAGTTCTGCGTCACCGTCTGTGAGCCCAAGCAGTTCAACATCAGCGTCCGTGAGTCCGTCTGCATCGGTGAGCCCGTCCGCGTCGGTGAGTCCGTCGGCGTCGAGAAGCCCGTCAAGTTCACCGTCGCTTTCTGTATCTCCGTCGGCGTCTGTGAGCCCGAGTGGTTCAGCATCAGCGTCAGTCAGTCCGTCCGCATCGGTAAGTCCGTCAAGTTCCGGCAGCCCATCAAGTTCGGTGTCTGCGTCAGTCAGTCCGTCGGCGTCAGTCAGTCCGTCAAGTTCGCAGAGTCCGAGTAGTTCCGCGTCGGCGTCCGTGAGCCCGTCAAGCTCCGCGTCGGCCTCCGTGAGCCCGTCAGGTTCCGTATCTCTATCCGTAAGCCCGTCAAGCTCAGTGAGCCCGTCCGCGTCGGTAAGTCCGTCGAGTTCGGCGTCGCTGTCAGCTAGCCCGTCGAGTTCGTTTAGTCCGTCGGCGTCAGTCAGTCCGTCCACCTCGGTGAGCCCGTCGGCGTCGGTAAGCCCGTCCGCATCGGCAAGTCCATCAGCGTCGAAGAGCCCGTCAAGTTCACCGTCGCTGTCGGTATCGCCATCGGCGTCAGCATCCGCATCACAGAGTCCGTCAAGTTCGTTTAGCCCGTCGAGTTCTGTATCAGCGTCGGTGAGCCCGTCGAGTTCAGGTAGTCCGTCGAGTTCATTCAGCCCGTCGAGTTCGTTTAGCCCGTCGAGTTCCGTATCAGCGTCGGTCAGCCCATCAAGTTCAGGTAGTCCGTCGAGTTCAGTGAGCCCGTCAAGTTCAGGCAGTCCGTCAAGCTCAGTGAGCCCGTCGAGTTCTGCATCCGCGTCGGGCAGCCCGTCAAGCTCCACGTCGGCATCAGTCAGCCCGTCAAGTTCGTCATCGGCGTCCGTGAGTCCGTCAAGCTCAGGTAGCCCGTCGAGTTCGGTAAGCCCGTCAAGTTCATTCAGCCCGTCGAGTTCAGTGTCGGCCTCAGTCAGCCCGTCAAGTTCGGTGAGCCCGTCAAGTTCAGGCAGTCCGTCAAGCTCGGTGAGTCCGTCCGCGTCGAGGAGCCCGTCAAGCTCACCATCACTGTCGGTATCACCATCAGCATCGGTATCTGCATCACTGAGTCCGTCCAGTTCTGTCAGCCCGTCAAGCTCCACGTCGGCCTCAGTCAGCCCGTCGAGTTCTGCCAGTCCGTCAAGCTCCGTGAGTCCGTCAAGCTCCGTGAGTCCGTCGAGTTCGGCGTCTCTCTCGTATAGCCCGTCAAGCTCCGTCAGCCCGTCGAGTTCGGAGAGCCCGTCGAGTTCTGTCAGTCCGTCAAGTTCTGTCAGTCCGTCCAGTTCGGAGAGCCCGTCAAGCTCCGTGTCGGCATCGGTGAGTCCGTCAAGCTCAGTGAGCCCGTCGAGTTCCGCATCCGCGTCGGTGAGCCCGTCAAGCTCCGTGTCGGCATCAGTGAGCCCGTCAAGTTCTGGCAGTCCATCAAGTTCGGCATCGGCATCGTTCAGTCCATCGAGTTCTGTCAGTCCATCGAGTTCTGTCAGTCCGTCAGGCTCCGTTAGCCCGTCCGCGTCGAGGAGTCCGTCCAGTTCCCCCTCACCGTCGCTATCGCCGTCCCTGAGTCCGTCAGGCTCGTTCAGCCCGTCAAGCTCGTTCAGCCCGTCAAGCTCCGTGTCGGCATCAGTGAGCCCGTCGAGTTCGTTCAGTCCGTCAAGCTCGTTCAGTCCGTCAAGCTCGTTCAGTCCGTCGAGTTCTGCCAGTCCGTCAAGCTCATTCAGCCCGTCGAGTTCTGCCAGCTTATCCGTCTCACCCTCGGCATCGGTGAGTCCGTCAAGTTCAGCAAGCGCGTCTGCATCGCCATCATATGTCTATCGCTCGTCGCTGATTCGCATTCGCGCCCGCAGCAACATGGTGACTCTCAATGACATTCAATACACCTTGGTCACAGCGATTCGGGCGAGACAAAACCAGTTGGTGCATCTAGATGCTTGGACCAAGGAAAGCTAAATAACAACATGACCGAAACACAAGATTTCTCGATCAATAGAGGGTGCGACTATCGGCTTCGGTTTCGTTTGGTACAAGCGCCAACGACAGAACTAGGTTCGTTGTCTGATTGGAATGTTCGATTTGAACTTCGCACGACGCGTGGTGGGTCGGTCATTGCGACCATCAATGGTGGGATATCAGCGAACGTATCTAGTGCGAGTGATTTTGGCGTGTGGGATGTAGATCTAACCGCCACACAGACCACGGCCCTAACGGAACGCACATACTTCTATGCGTTCCGTCGTATCGATACGGGGTTTGTAGATGTGTTAGCGAAGGGGAAGTTGTTCGTCGAGACGTATTAAGCTGCGCTGCTCTTACTGAGCGCCACTCGACACACCTCGTCCGTCAGCACCGGGCGCGGACCCGCCCATGAAGATCTTCCGACCGTCTGGGTACTCAAAGAAAACCGCAACAGCTTTGTTCTCACCGCTCTTGGCTTGATAGCCGAAGATCTTAATTTCAGATCCAACCGGCAAGGTGTCCTTAGTCACGCCGTTCCTGAAAAGGTTCACCGGGGGACCACCCTCGAGGCCCCAGTTGTTGACCGAGCCATCCTCCGCTTTTACGTCCATCCACACCCATGAGTGAGGATTGACCAGTTCCACTTTCGTCACTGTACCCACAATGTTGATGGGCTTAGTCTCGTCAAATGCCGCAGAGAAAGAGTGGTGCGCTTTTACCGGCAGTGCAGCCAGCAGGACGACCGCGAGTGTCATCCCAACGAAGGTTATAATCTTTTTCATGTGATCCTCGTTCCGATTTTCAATTCTCGAAGAAACGATTCAAACACTTTCGTAGTGAGCTTGCGACTGTCCGATCCGCTTTTGACAGGTGCCATAGAGATTTGTCTGTCGAGGGCGTACATTTGTTCGTGCGATAGCACACCGTTAGTCCAGATCCATTCCTTACTTTCACGCAACCCACTGACAAAGGCGTCTGGTGCGCTCGGATCTGCAACGATGTCTGCGGCCGTGGAGAGATAGAAGTCCTCACCGACAACTGACCCACTCTCGTCGTTATCATCCAGCAACGAACCGACGCCACGCGAAGACACACCAAACTTGACATCCTCATCAATAAAAGACTTCACAATCTTGCCATATGGCGTGTCCATGATCTTGGCACGACCTATGAAGTTCGTGCCGTCCATCGTAAGATTGGTGATCATGTGAGAGACGCGATCAAGATTGATATGAGGAGAGTCGGGGTGCCCAAGCTCGCCCAGCGCACGGTTCTGCGAGACGTATTCCTCGTTGTATCGAGCGACTTCCCGCTCTAACACAGCTTGTGGATAGATGCGCCCATTACGGTTCTTTACCTCGGACTGAAGGAAGACACCTTCAATATGGTAAGTCTTGCCGTGGTCCGTTGATTCGACGATGGGCTTAACGTCGCGGGGAGAAACAAACTCTGCTATTAGTTTCATGTGTTACCTACCTGAGTTTCAGTTCCAATTGGCGCCGGTCTGCTGGTTTAAGTAACCTCTGATCCCATTTGATGCCTGCCTTGGTGGCCTTGTCCAGCACCTTGCCAGCACGATGCCATGCTGATTTACCGTGAGCCGCCGGCCGCGTACCACTCTTTAAGAAATCTTTTATCGCACTATTAACGACGGCTGCGTGCGGCAGTCTTCTTTGGCGGTCCTTATTGCGGTTACCAGTTAGCTCTTTATAAACCTCATCCGCGACGCGGTCGGGAGACCATCCGCTGTGTGCAGCGTCATGTCTGCGTACATCCCGCATGATCTGATCAACGCTTTTACCTTCCTTGAACACCGTCTGCTTCTCAATTTCGATTCTGTCCGCAGTCTTCTGCTGCATGATCTCCGAGAAGACCTGATTCGCACCAGACCAGTCAGCATTCTTTACGTGCTGGATAAGTTGTGTAAATGAATTCATGGCGCGCAGCCCGCTGATTACCGTCTCTCCGGCGAGCGACGTATTGCTGCTTCGTCATCGTCATCATCGACAGCTTCGTTCTTGGCTTTGTAGCCCTTATCGACTGCGTTAAAGAAGTCGTCTTTCTTATCGGCTGGAATATCGGCGGGAGAGTCATACCCGTGCTTCTTCAGCATAGACTTGAAGTAGGCTTTGTAACCGCCCGAGCCACTTTCCGCATCTTCCCTGACACCACCATCGTCCTCACCTGGCGCACCGTATCCACCGGGCCCTAGCTTGCCTTTACCTTCCTTGAACACCGTCTGCTTCTCAATTTCGATTCTGTCCGCAGTCTTCTGCTGCATGATCTCTGAGAAGACCTGATTCGCGCCAGACCAATCGGCGTTCTTTACGTGCTGTACAAGTTGTGTAAATGAATTCATGGGTGACCTCTAGTAACTGGAATTATTGGACATCAGCAAAACCTTCGGTCTTGCGGAACTCAACGATGATGCTGTACGCCGTCTTGGCTGGCACGACTGGCGCGCCAATAAAAAAGTTCCCAGTAGGAGCAGTGAGCGTCGGATTATCAAGCTGTAACGGCAGGGCGTTCTTACCGAAGTACCCAGATCCCGATAATATCAACGATGTCGTATTTGCGGCTCCAGTCGAGGAGGCAAATCCAAGCTCCACAACCATCGTGGGACTGACGGAGTACCACACACTAGTGATATCGAGGTTACGGTCGGGCGTAGTAAATGCAGTCGCCGCATTAGCAGTCGCCGTCACAGCAGTATCCGCGCCTCCACCCGTGAAGGTCAATGTCTCACCATTGGTATATGACGTAGCACCAGTCAACTCACCCACCACTACAGTGTTAGACGAAGCTAACCAGTCAACGACAATGGAACTGGCGCTGCTGGATGTACCCACCATTACTGCACCGCGTAAAACCTCGACGTTTCGACTAGTAAGCACAACTTTGTGAACACCATAGGACAGTGCGCCGACATTCACTTTCATAACGTCAGCGTGTGGTGTACCACTAAGGGAGTAATATAAAAATTTCCCGACAACTCGCGTTGGATTGTCAATAAGAATCTGAGTAACTGCGGTGTCGGCTGTAATCGGCATATCTTTACACTATTTAGTCTATTGTGGATTTCTCCCGTGACGAAGCCACGTCACCAGAAGGTTCCACTGAAGGGTTAGTGTTAGTCTCGCGATTATCGGTGTCGCGCAACGTGGCATCCGCTTCAATGTCAAATGTTGAGGCTTCCGACGATTCGTCAGCCATGTCGGCTTGCATATTCGATAAATCCATATCAGAGAGCTTCAAAACTTCACGTTGGATATACTGATTCGAGAAATACTTCCCGATAAATGGTTCCATCTGCGTAGCAAGATTCATACGAGCCGTGAGAATTTCGTTCATCTTCAGTTCTTCGAAGTAGGAGTCTTGCTGCCAGTTATAGCGAATTCTGTCCTTGATTTTATACCACTCCGCCTCCGTCATCACATTCTTCATTCGCAATTGCTTTTCAAGCAACTGATCGAACAGATGACTTAACTGGACTTGCAGCCGGTGAATAAATTTGGTGAATCGCAGTTCGTCACGGGTAATTTCCGTGGCGCGACCAATCTGGAAACCCTGCCCTGCTTCTGTTCGTGTGGGAGGCAACCCAAGTGAACGATAGAGCTTCTTGCGGAAGTAATCCACGTCTTCCATCTGCCCGAGGTTCTGACCACCGGGCAATGTCTCAATCTGGGTTGACTTACCCCCTTCACGTCGAGGCAGCCAGAAGTCTTCAAGCACTGACATGAACTTGCGGTCGTCGCGAATCTCACCGGTACCAACATCATAGACGAGCTTATTCCGATACCGCTGCATGATGTCGTAGAGATACTGTTCTGCCTTTTGCTTCGGAAGGTTACCCACATCAATGTAGAACACACGGCGCTCGGGCGCCCGCGCAACACGATAGATGACGACGGAATCTTCGATCATGCGAAGCAGGTTCAGTGGCTTGATGGCTTTATGGAGCCATGAAAGCACTGTCCGCTTGTTTACGTCGTAGAGTCCTGACGGGCAGAACGCAACAGCATCCGTGGTGATACGAATACCGTTATAGTTTAGCATGGCCGCTGTAGGGGTGTTCGCTGACCCTGAGAGGTTGGTTGGAGCAACAAAGCCCATCGGGTTGTACACATAGTACTCCCGAACAACTTCAACAATGTCAAACTGCCCTTCCTGATGGCGTTTACGGGCGACCTCACGTACCTTGCGAATGGTGCGCGGATCAACGAGTCGCAATTCCTGAATACCCGCCTTCGGATCCGATTCATCCGCCACACAATGAAAATAAATACGACCGTCTACATACCATTGCCGCACAAGGCTATATGCATCGCGATGGAAGTTGAGCATTTTGAGAAGGTTCGCGAATTCGGACTGAATGCGGGTTTCGAGTTCTTCCCCGAGATCCACATAGTCCAGATTCAATGCGACAGGCATCCGTTCAGCATCCTGCACCACAATTTCGTTGATGATCTGGTCTATGGCTTCGTCGACCTCTGCCACAATCTGCATTTCTCGATAGCGATTGATGAGTTGGGGATCATCAATAACCGCACCATCGAGGTCCAGATAATAGCCGAAGTAACCACCGGCGGAACCATATTGAATATTTAAGGCGCCGTCTTGATTATCGGGAGGAACGAAACTGATTGCGTTCGAGGTCGGTTTCAGTAACGACGCAGTAGGCGCCGATGACTTTTGATTAAAGTTGAACTCGAAGCCGAAAAGACGAGGCATGATTTCACTTTCTGAGGGGCACCATTATAGGCGCCCCTCTGAAAACATATACAGATTAGACGTTAACGCCGACACCGACATCAATGCTGACTGTCGGGTTATCGCGAGTCGGAATTTGTCCTTCAACTTCCCACCACTGATAGGCAAACTGACAGGTATAGGTTTCAACTTCAGACGTGGTATTCCAGTCCAATGCAATCGTTCCAAGGTCGGTTGGGAACGCGCCGATGAATTTATACGCACGCAACCGATTGCCTTCGCGGCCGAACTGCGTTACCGTCGCGTCTGTGGTGAATCCACCATCCCCCTGAATCCCCTGCGTGAACTGTGAAGTCGCGGACGTATGACCGGACATCCGGTCCATCCACTCTTCAAGTGCGCGGCGAATGGCAAAGTTTTCGTCGTTGATGATAGTGACAGTAAATGGAGCGAACGTTCGGTCGCCCATGTAATTCAACTTGCGTCCAAAGTATGGGACCTCAAAAGTGGCAATGACAGATCCCGGAATTTCGGATACCTGCACCAAGAAGCGGGACAATGATGCAGCTAATGGACCGTTTGTCACACTCGCTGGCCACCGAAGTTCCATTTCAAAGAGCGCCGCGCGGGCTCCACCACCCTTGAGATTATTGCGGAACTGATCGAGATTAAATGCCATGTTAGTTTATACTCCTATAGGGCGGCATTAAACCGCGCCCACAACCTCTTGAAATGAGACGCCTGAACGCACCGCAACGAAGTTCAACTGAATGAAGTTAATTGACCGCGCCGGTTTCACATAGATGTCACCAACGAACTGATTCTGGTCAACGATGGATGCTGGATTGTTCGATGAGTCACAAACTACCAGATAATCCGTAAGACCACGCCGTCCCTTCACATCACGAAGGAATGGTTCGACCACATTACGGAATGCGGAACGCGTGTACTCGTCGTTGTATTCGAACAGTTGCGACTTGGCATACCGCTCAATCGTCTTCTCCAAGACAATGAACAACCGACGCACGTTGATACGGTCAAACGCACTCGGACGGCTCAACAGCGTCTTATCACCGAAGAGCAACACACCCTGACCCGGGAAGCTCACAACGGGATTAACACCCTTGCTATACAGGTCGTCGCGCTCCACCTGCTTCGGGTTCCACCCCAGCTTGACAACATTCTTGATGTTACCACGGCTGTAGCCCGCTGGCGAGTACCACGGATCGTTTGTCGTATCCGAGCGAGCAGCCAACCCAGCGATATCACCGTTCAGCGGCACCCATCGATAGACATCGTTATACCTATCGTAAGTATACTTCCACCCCGAGTCCATGAACGCATAACTCGTAGAGGATACCGCAGCACGGTCGAGCAGAACATCGGCCGCTTGGGCCGTACCATTGCTGACTACGCTATTCTTCGCGGGTGAGATAAACGCAACACAGTCTTTTCGAACTTCGGCGATATTGGCAATGACGTAGCTTGCCAACGTGGCAACCTGATTATCAGCAATAGACGGTCCGGTAATCAACAGCGAAACATCAATACCATCTTTGTCCGCGAACTCATCCCAACCGGTTTGAATATTACCAGTGGTGATGTCGTCGTTGTTTGAATTCCCGCCTACGAAAGACGTGGAGTAGGGAAGCACCTTCGACCCGAACGTTGTCGATGTCGCGCCAGTGCCCCAATTCGTTGTCGTGCCGACGTGGTTCAACCACCAGACATACGCTGAGTTCCGGTTAAGCACTGTCTTGTAGTAGTTGGTCTCGCCATTCAAAGTCTTCGCGTCGGAAGCCTTCGAAAGGTACGAGTACTTCTCTACCACTTGTCCTTTGACACCAGTGAATAAACCGTCTTCATCGACGACGACAAGATGTAGTTCGTCAGTTACACCGGAACGATCCGTTGCCCATGTAGAGGTGCCCGGCGCGTCCTCACCAAATGTATCATGGTATTCCCACTTCCGTGACCAAGTACCACTCGCAACCGTGCTAATGGTATCTTTCGATGCCGTTGAAAGTGTAAGTGCCGTAGCTGACCCGACAGCGGATACCTGATACCAGTTATTATTGGCTCTGATATAGTCACCAACCACAAGGTCGGCACTGAAGTCGGTACCCGATCCCGTTACGGCTGTACTATCCGCTGTGAGTGCGAGTGTGCCCGTAATGGTATCGTCCTGAAACGCTAACACGCTTGGGCACAGTGAAATCTTAAGTGAGTTTCCGAGTTCGCCCGGATACTTTGCGGCCGCCAACTCGAATGTGGCGTTCGCAACCACGGACGTGCCCTCGGCGAGGACATCGTAATGGTCACTGTTCTTGATGAGCGCACCCGCGACGTTATTGGCGGTGGCGTTCTTTGCAGTGTCCGCGATAGCACGTACCACACGCAACTGATTAGAATACGCTAAGAACGAAGCCGCGGAGAACCAATATTCGAACTGTTCACTATCTGGTTTTCCAAAAATTTGCACCAGACTTGACTCTGACCCAATAGAGGTCGACTCAAGTGCGGGACCCCATGCGAACGGGCCAGCAAAAGCGGCGGCGGATGTCGAAATAGTTTGAACGCCAGCAGTCAGATCTACTTCAGATGTGTTGACTCCAGGCGATACTTGAAATGCCATAGCTTAAACCCTCTCCCCGTAATGGAGTGCTAAAATTGAGTGTGCTGGTTACGCAGCAACACATCTATTTAGGACTTCCAAACTTTCACCTATTCGCGCCAGAAGTCGGGATCGTCCACCACATTCGGTGAACTTGGGTCCCAATCCCAATCGAGCGAGTGGTCGGTTGTGTCAAAGAATCCGGCAAAAGGCTCGTCTAACGAAACGGGTTCCGATTCGTTCATCAGCAATTTTCGCATGGACAATCCGACATAGTTTTCAAATCCATGTTGTGCAGTGAGCCACCCCAAGAGGACAAGCGTCATCACACAGTCATCGTGTGCGCCTTCTTCTGCTTGGTATTTAGCACCCTTGGCGACAAAGGTTGTCAGTTCCCGAATCGTCTGATAATCAAAGATGAGCAACTGGTCTTTCTCGACCATCGTTCGCACCTGAGCGCAACCAATCCGTTTCGTTGCTTGTGTCATTCGCAATCCCAGACGCGCCTTGGGGTGGAACCCACCACCAAGCATCTGCCCACGTTTGGGATCCGACTTGATAAAGATTAGATTATCATACTCCAGTTCCATACGCAACGAATCCGCGACAATCAATCCGACATCGTTAATCTCCACAAGGATGAATGCATCGCAATAGTGCTGCCCGATCTGTTTCAGGACTGGTGCAAGCAACTGTGGAGTGATATCGTTCCGACGAAAGACCGCAACTTGACGAAATGGCGTAATCGAAATATCAAAGATGCTCGCGACTGCAAAATCTTGATCCTGCCCTTGCGAGGTATCCACTGTCATCACATAGACATGCGACGGGTCAGTCTCGTTGGCACGCACAGGAGGCACATAGATCTTGAGTGATCCACGATCCTCCATCGGCGACTTGAAGGACATCTGTGACAACTTGTAGGCGGGGATGAGAGTATTAGCAGAACCTTGAAAGCTACACTCAAACTCTTGTTCGAA